AAGTAAGCCATGATTTCACGACTACCATCGAAGTGTTCTGTACGAACGTGATCAGGTTTGTAGAACTGCTGAGGATAAGCTTCTTGAAATTTCTCAAAAGTTTGGCGGCGAATCATCATGAATCCAGTTCCGGATTCAAGTACTTCGACTGGTTGACCAAGAGCAATCTCTCGGGTTTCACCTGTTGGATTGAAGACGTAATCACCAACAAACTTTTCAAGATCGTTTGGATTTTCGTCAGCCATGCCCTTATCGACAGCAAGCTTAATCTTTTCCCAACTGATGCACTTCTTAGGATATGGACCAGCGATGATGTCGTAGTTATCTACTGATGGATCAGGATTTTGTAGAGCAAGTAGCGCGATCACGTCATTCGGATTGAATCCAATATCAGAGTCGATGAACATCAAGTGTGTATCGCCTGAACGCATGAACTCATCGGCGCAGTAGTTGCGTGCTCGAGTAATCAGAGACTCGTTAAACAAGAAGTAGAATCTGACTTGGATTCCGTAGTGTGTGCAGAGTGCAGAGAGATCTGCAATCGAACGTGTAAACATACCTGCGCATTGACCGCCATACATTGGTGCGGCGATAAAGAGCTTGCGCTTGCGTAGCTCTTCCATTGGAACATTAATTTCAATACCCATAATTAATCCTTATTTTCAGTGTCATGGACGTGGAGTTGCATAATTGCATAGTGGATAACCTTCAGAAGGTCCTTTCGCCATTCGGCAGGATCGCCTTTGCGACCGTATCGTTGCGTGTACTTCATCATATTCCCAATATTGAAACCAGTACCATGACCAGCATCAATGATGAATTCTGTTGCTTGAAATTTATTTCGGGAATAATGCTGATCGTAAGTAGCATCGATATAAGACTGGATCTCCTTCAGAGATTCGCCTTCATTGTATTTATAATCGATGAGATGCTTCGTTGGCAAACCAGGAATAAAATTATCTTTGCTCATTATGTAAAAAAGTCCTCGAGAGTTGCAGGTTTATTTTCTGACAGGCCGCTCCATTTACGGCCTTGCCAATGCGGATATGAATTACGGGAGAGATGCACAGACTTTGGCTTTTCCATGCATTCAAAGTCGAGCTCACCTCTATCGTTGAGAAGTGGATCAACCCACTCGATGAAGTTGACACTGCCGCGAGCACACAGCTTTCTCATCTCATCCTTAAAGATCAGACGACATCTGTTGCGATCTTCCCATGAACCATAGAACGGAGTACCTTTATAGTATCCAGTCTTTGGAAGGACTCGCGATTCATGTTCGATAGGAAGCAACTCGTATGCATAGACCTTGGCCAGATCAAGGCTGCTGAGTTGTGTATAGTATCTATTCGCCAAATCTCGAGTAGCCGCTTCAGGATCAGGCTGACGACAGAGATGGTGGCGTACGTCGATGTTACCGAAATAGAATTCAGCAATCTCGTGGTGAGGCTGAATGAAAGTTTGTAGGCCTTCTCTGAGTGCGCCATGTAAAGTCTTGAAAGGAACCGAGTTGACGAACCAGCCAGGACGATACATGCAAATGGCATGGCTGTCACCAGCCACTGCACGATTTACGATCTCAATCTCTCGAATTGTGATGGCATTGTTTTCAATATGCTTGAGGTTTTCCCAGTCGACCTTATGCCAGTCGGGATGGATTTCACCGTTCAGACGAGGCTCGAGCATCTCGCTGTATTTTGGATGATCGATCCAAAGGGAATAGACTTTTTTGGTTTTATCAATTTTGGAGAATCGAATTAGGTTGTCGATATTCCCGTAATTTTTCATACCACCGAAGAGATTCAATGAACCGAACCAATCGTTTCCATGATACACATAGATGCTATCAAACGAATTGATGTCGTGATGAATATCACCAGTTCGATCGAGATGAACCAGTCCGCCATTCTCTACAGAAATTTGTTCTGCATAGATGGCAGCTTGTGCAGCTCGATGTGAATGGATGTTAGAAGATACGGGTGTGAATGGAGATGTAATAAGAGTTTTCATATTATCCCTTATATATCAAGTGTTCTATATTGTACATCATTTTTTGGCCAATCGCGGTAACTATTTACGCGGTCGTAGATCGTAGGATCATTGAGTACTGGTTCTTTACCAACATTCCAGAACAAGATGTTCTTACCAGTATTTTTTGGAATGTATTTCCAAACTTTGCCGTCATAAGTATCGATGCAAGGGAAAGGTGGAAGATTCTCTGGCTTCTCGCTCTGTTGAAATGGCATCGGCTCAGAGATGACTTCAGCTCGACCAAGTTCGCCGGCTTTGAGGTTACGAGACACTGCAACCGAGTGGAACTTGGCATTTGGCCATGCGATTTGCATTGCTCGTGACAGAACACCTGTTGAGATGGCTACGTACACTTCGTCAGGCGCTTCGATCTTTGATGCAGCCTTGACGATACCAGCAGTGACCAACTCGTGCTTCAGACCGAGTGGAACGAAGAAGGCATCTTCTTGAGAATCTGCCCAATCTTTGGCGATCTTATTGAGATTTGGCATAGCAGCGATACGATGGAACGAAGCTTCTGCTCCTTGCTCGATGCAACATGCCTGATGATGGGAAATGGTTTGTGAAGAAGGCATGAACAACTTCACCTTCTTGTTATGACGCTTGGCTACATCGAGAATCGAAACACCAGCGAGACCGGTGCGAGGCTGAACATACACGATAGTCGACTGATTGATTCTCGAGATGAGGCAATCGCCACCACGAACCTTCGTTCCTGTAATCAAATCATCTCGTACACATCGAACGCCATCATGTACAGTTACAACTGGATCTGGATATGGATCAGTCCATGTCTCGGCAAGTTTGAGGTAATATTCTCTGGCTTTTTCCCAACCGTAAATGCCTACGTCTTTGTTGACTCCGTCGCGAACATGTTTGTTATGCGCCATTCGTTAGCCTATCATAATTATTGGTCCGAAGAGACCATTCAATGGGATATACCCAATCATACGGGATTTGCATCGTCTGTGACTTCACGCCAAACTTGACTGCCATATACTTATAATGCATGCACAGCTTGTCTTCGAGGTTCAGATAGTTGTGCGTATGAATTGGATTGGAAGGATGTGCCTTCAGATAATCCATATGCTCGACTTGCATCTTCGCTGCATCGTTCAGAGGAACGTAGTCACCGAACTCGTTGATCTCGTACTTGCTCTTGCTCATGAGATTCGGACAGTCGAACACTTGACTCAAACCATCGAAGTAACCTGTACCGCCATGGAGAAACGAGTCAGGATCCACCCATTCTGGATGGCTCATGGCCACATGTCGAGCTGCGTTCTTCGAAGGATACATGGCATTACGGAATCCATACTCCTTCACAAAGATCTCGTTCAACTTCTTGGCAAACTCCATCATCGTATAAGGACGATTACGAGAAGCAAAGATTTGATCAGCATGGATGTGAGCAAAATCATTTGGCACATCGCATAGCCAATCTTTTACACTCGTATCCTTTGGATAATAGATTTGAAAAAGATCTGATCGAGCATGACGTTCAGTCATAAATCGAGTACGCATGGCTTCAGGACCTCCAGATCTCCATGCTCTGAAAGTCTTCCAGTGTTCATTACTAAACGAGAAGATGAGACAAGCTTCAAGCACCGTTCGAGGATCATCGACTTCTTTCATCTCGTCAACGAACGGACACTCGTGCCAGTGTAGGCGATGGCTAAACTGTTGGTAGTTGTCACGAAGAAGCGAGTCACGACGTAAGTCATACTCTCGGCAGAACTCGAAGAACTTTTCAGTTCGTTCTTCCTGTGTCCAGTTCTTCATCCACGATTGTTTAGGTTTACCTTTGTCGTCATATTCGACATCGGCAATATTGGGATACTGAATATCAAACTCGTGTTCACCCAGCAATTCAGTTAACAAGTTCATTGACTTTAGCCTTATATTGTTCAACAGCGAGTCCAGCAGCCTTGATAATGGTATCGTCAGATGGATGGTTTGTCATTCCGTTAAAGGTGCGAACTAAGCCGAGATCCAGCATTGCCTTCTGTCGACCATACGGATGATTTTTAATTTTGCATGACGACCACAATGAGTCGAAATCGAGATGGTTATAAGCTCCACCTGGTTTTACATAGTTCTCGACCCATCGGATAAAGTCGCAGCATACATCTTCTGCGTTGTAAGGATAAGCACCAGTGTCTGCATAGATCTTCTCCATTACCTTGTCGAGGAACTTTTCTTTTTGCAACTTATCTGTATTGTTTGCCAGATACGAGATACACTCGACAGCATTCGTACCGTAATAGAATGGGCTTTCGAGATTGACATACTGCGGATACCAATCGGCGATGTCTGCTACGAATGCCGCATATTGGAATCGATAAACACGAAGTCCATTCTTGGTATTCCAGTCAAACATCCATTCTCCGATTTCGCGGAGATCCTTCTTTTGATTATTGCCTTCGAGCCACTCTGCCATTTCTCGACAAAGACGTGGCGCATACTCAGAAAGGTAGTAGTCTCCACCTCTCTTGTAACCAGGCTTTGGCTTTGGAAAGGAAGGAAACTGATAACCCACTGACGTGTAGAATGGATATGGATAAACGTTGAGAAACTTCGTCATCTCTTCGATAGTTTTATACTTGTAGAGATGCGGAAGAATTGTGTTCGAGTAGCCTGAAGGCTTTACTGAGTAGTTGATGCCAGAACCCGTCACACGATGGAGAAGGAAGACGTAGAGCCATTCGGCAAGCTTGAAGTCAGAGTGCTTACCAGTCCAGTCGGTGGCAATCGTTTTACGTTGGTATGTGTGATGACCTTTCTCCATCTTCTCCCAGTAGGGGTGTTCAGGAGTCCAACCATAGAACACGTCATTGACGATTTGTGAGAAGCCCGCAAACTTACGTTCGACGACGTCATAGAGCTCTACGTTCTCTAAGAGGTCGTCGTTCATATTTGATTCGAGGTATGGAACAGAACCAAGATTACACTTGGCTTGCTGATCCTTTGCTAGATGGAAATATCGGATATACTCGTCATAATATTCAGTGAGTTCCACGCAGATAATCTTTCATATTTTCAAGAGTCATCGTTACGTTACGAAAGTCGTTCCACTTTCTGTTACGCATTGAAGGATGACCGATCTTGAGGTGATCTATGCCAAGCTTGTCGAGTACCTTCGAAGGAAAGTTGCCGAGAGCAATCACCTTCTTATCTCTAAACTTGCTTAGCTTAGTATTTATATCCTCAAGATTGACGTTCGCCATCTTCGGCTCTGCGTCGACGATATCAGGAATGACGTTGTAGAAGTCGTATGCGTATTGACCTACGATGTTCATCCAGTTCTTGAGACGCCAGTACGTATCAGATCTCGAACGAACATCATTGCTCGAAGGGCACAGACCAACGACCACGACATCATCGCTGATCTCGTGGCC